GTACAGGTAAGACTAAAGTTGGGAATACTAATGAAATACTGCGATGTAATAAAAGAGATGGTCATGGTTTCCAAAACTTAAGACAAGCTTTTTCTAATTCATGCAATCCTGCATTTTTAGATATAGCTATGAAACTTGGAAAAGAAAAGATACTCAAATCTGCTGAAAAATTACATTTATTTGAAAAGGTTGATATTGGTCTTGATGAAGAAAAAATTAGAGAAGCTCCAAAAAACATATCAATAAGAAATTTAGCTATAGGTCAAGAAAATATAGAATTTACACCACTTCAAATAAATCAAATGACTCAAATAATAGCTAATAATGGAACATTCAAACCACTATACTTATATAAAAGTCTTGTGGACAATAATATGAATACAATAAAAACTTATAAGTCTTCAAAAAAAGAAGAACTTATTTCTCCCTATGTGTGTACACAAGTTAAAGAATATATGAAGTCTGTATCTAGGATTGGTACAGCTAAAGACCTAAAAGATATTGAAGGTGGTTGTGGAGTTAAAACTGGTACAGCTCAAAGCAGTTTAAATAAAAAAGCTATAGACCACGGATGGATAACAGGATTTTATCCTGAAGAAAGACCTAAGTATGTAATAACTGTGTTAGTAGAAGGAACTCAAAAAGGAAATAAATCTGCAACACCTATATTTAAGGAAATATGTGAAAGTATAAAATAAATTATGTACTATAAAATTTAAGGATATATCGTAACTTTGATTTTAGATAGAAAATTTTGTCTAATGATGTACGATATATCCTTTTAAAATATAGTATTAACTTTCTTGAACAAGCTCTTTTTCTAGTTTTTTAAGAGCTTTTTTTTCGATTCTAGATACATATGACCTTGATATATCGAGTTTTTGTGCAATTTCTCTTTGTGTCTTATAGCCATAAGGAGTTAACCCATATCTTAACTGGACAATTTCTCTTTCTCTAGGAGTAAGAATTTTGTTTAGTTGTTCGTAAAGTTTTCCAACTTGAACTTTTAGTTCAACTTCATCAAGAACATAGTTAGCCTCTGTACCAAGTATATCTAAAAGACTTATTTCATTACACACTACTCTTTATATGTTATTGGTATTACTGGTCTTCATGTAATTTCAAATGGACCATTAATTCAAAAGAATCTAGTTTTTGTTCTTTAGACTTATAATAAACTGCTTTATTAATTACAGATTTTAGGAGTTTATTTTTTCCAAGGGAATCTGAATCATGGTAAAGTGATAACACAGTTTTAATATCTTCTATTATTTTAGAATTGTCTTTTTTAACAGTACTCAATCTATTTTTTACTGTCTTAATTGAATCTTTAATTTCTTCAGTTCTTGAACTTATATTGTTGGACCTTTCAATAAATGTATCTTCATCATATATTCCTCGTTCTAGTAAATCATATAACTTATTTTTTTGCTTGCCTAATTCTTTTAACTCAGTTTCTAAGCCCTTTAAGACTCGTTTTTGAAATTCTATATTACTATCTTTATTATTTTTATCTAAGTCTATATCAGATGCTTTTAATTGATATTTTTTTACAGTGTCTTCCAAAGATTTTAAAATGGCAGCTTCAATAAATTCAAATCGAGAACTTTTATTGCAACCAGGATGATAACAAATTATATAGTCATGGTCTGCATATGGTCTATATACTAATGGTCTACCACAATTTTTGCAAATCACTATTCCTGCAAGTGGATTTTTTATTTGATTACCATAGCTGACATGACCATTTTTTTTGAGTATATTTTGAGCTTTTTTCCATGTTATTTCACTTATTAAAGGTTCATGCTTTCCTTTTGCTTCAATCCATTCATCTTTAGGTCTTAGCTTAACAGTTTTTATTTTATTTGGATTTTTAGATTTTTTATAGTCCTTTTTTTGCCACTGAATGTAGCCACAATATACCTTATTTTTTATTATATTTGTAATTGCAGAATTGTACCAATTAGCACCTGTAGCAGTTTTAATGCCTAAGTTATTTAGGTATTTTGATATTTTACTACAACCCATATCTTCATTAATATATAAGTCAAAGATAGTCCTAACTACATCAGCATCTTTATTTGGTACAAGTATTCTTTCTTTTCTACCAGTTGTTACAGCATCATATCCAAATGGAGCAGAGGTTCCTATGAAATTCCCTTCTTCAACTGATTTTATTCTACCTCTTTGCATCCTTCTTGATATAAGTTTTAATTCTTTTCTTGCCATAAATGCTTCAAATTCTGAATACTCCTCATCAAATTCATCTGTTAGGTCGTATGTTTTTCTAGGTGTGATAATTTTGGTCTTACTTTCTTTGAATGTTTCTAATATGATACCTTGGTCTTTCATGTCTCCACGACCAAGTCTGTCTAAGTCCATTACTAAGACTGCATCATATTTATTTTCTTCAACTTCTTTTAGAAGTTCAAGCATTTTGGGTCTATGTATTATACTTTCACCAGAAACTAATTCTTCTTTTATCTCAATTACATCTAAGTTTTGTTCTTTTGCTAGTTTTAGTAGGGTTGATTTATGTCTACTTAAAGTTTCAAATTCGCCTTGTTTTTCTGCCTCTTCATCAGCACGGGATTTTCTTAAGTATATGGCAACACTCATAATAAGTAATCACACTCCTTAGGTACTATTATATATTATAATTTAGAGTTTTAATAATATTTTTATAAAAATAAGTACATTTTTATATGTACTTATTTTAATTATAATAGAATTTAAACAAGTGTTTTTAATTATATAATTTACCATAATATGATATAATAATTGTAGCAAGAAGATTTAACTTACAATCTATAGAGTGGAGTTCGTGTACAAAAGATTATCCTCCCAACGATTTGAAGGGAGGTGAGTTCATGGATAACTTTTTGTTTAATGTTTTAGCTAGTTTAACAGCTAGTGTGGTAGTTTACTTAATCAGTAAACTATTCAAAAAAGCAAAAAGCCACTCTCGCACAAAGAGTGACTTACGAGTTGAATTTAAATTTATATTTAAATCCAAAAAATAAACTCTGTTTATGATGAACTCCACTCTAACGCAAAATAGATTGTAGTTCTTCTTGCTTTTATTATATCACAAATTAGTACAGATATTCAAAAATAATATTTTTTTTTGATATAATAAAAATGTAGAGATTTTGCAGTGAGCGATATTTTTGATAAAATAGGGCTTAACAGTTGAGATATGAGGCATTGAGGGTATGTGATAAATCTTATCAATTGCACTACTCATGGTTCACTGCAAATTTGAGCGAGTTGTATATGTGTAGATATTGAAAATACTTAGTTTATTTTGAGGTTTTATATTAACTATATGGTATGTAAATGACCAAGATACTTGAAAAAATATCGCTGACTATTTTGAGTTTTATATTAACTATGTGGACAAGAATAGAGTAGTTTGAACTACTCTATTTTTTATTTAAAAGTATATTTTACATTAATTTTCTTCTTCTTAATTCTTCTTCACAATAATATCGACACAATTCTAAAAAATCTATTTCTAAAGCAAGTGATAAATCTATGATTGTAGAAATATTAATATTTTTGTATCTCTTATTTTCCAAATCAGAAATATATGCTCTACTATAATTCGCTTTTTCTGCTAATTCATTTTGAGTCATACCTCTTTCTTTTCTTATTTTTTTTAGCATATATAAAATCTCCTTTTATTAAATTTTATATAAGATAATATTTGTAGAATTATAAAATATATGATGTTATTAGCGTCATTATTTTATGGAAATTTATGGTAGAATATAGTTAAGAATATTAAGAAAATTTATTTTAAAGGTCTATAAATACCGACCAAATAATTTGTAAATTATATGTAAAAATAATGCAAAAAATTGTAAGAAAAAAATCAAAAATAAAATGATTTATTTTTAGAAAATCATGTTTAGTCATTTTTAGCGTTATATAACATTAATGTTTATTAACGAGTATTAAATAGTACTAGTTTATTTAAAATCAAAACTAAAATGAAGAGGTGTAGAGTTTTTTTGTGGGTTGCAGGAATTTTTGGAAGTCTATATAATATATTTACAAAGTAATTCTTAGAAATTTTAAATAGAGTATTTACTGGAATAAATTTACCAGAGTTATAAATTAAGGGGATTTTCATACCTATTTCTACGAACATAAGTTCTTGAAATCTTAATATTTCTTAATTTTAGATAAAAATAGGAGATATAAAACGTTTAAAGAATACAAGAGAATAAAGAATAAATATATAAGGAGATGCTTTAAGTGAAAATATAAATAATATACTAAATTTATACAAATAAGGAAATAATATATAGTGTATTTAAAAATAAAAAGGCTGGTGGTGTTAATTTGAAGTATTTTTAAGTGTATATTTATAATATAAGGGGAATTTTTATATTTATGAATGGAGGAATATAGTAATGGATGAAGAAAGAAAAAAATTAATTGATGATGCAGAAAAGCTAGCAAACATAGGAATAAATCAAATTTTAAAGTTTAGAGATTCATTGGATATAGAAAATATAAAATACATAAATATAGTTGCAACAAATTTAAAGCCAAACATAAAAAAATAGCCACCCTTTTGGGTGGTTTTATTGTGTCATATTTTTCATTAAGTTTATAAGAAATTCTTTTTGCTCATCATTTAGATTACTAAAAGTAAATAATATATTTTTCATAAATTTATCATCTTCATTTATAATATCTGTTGCTATTTTTAGTACCTTTTCATTTTCAGAAAACTCTATAAACATTTCACCTTCGCCAGTTAAGAGCCATTCTTTATTAACATTATATAGCTCACATAAGTGTTGTATAAATACAGGCTTAGGTGTAACCCTGTTATATTCAATATTACTTATGACATCTCTGCTTACACCAAGTTTTTCACCGAATTCACGTTGAGACATTTTTAAGGATGTTCTTATTTTATATATACGTTCATGCATGATTTTCCTCCTAATAATTACGTTATTAATTAGATAGTATAACACAAAAAAGAATTAGTCAACATAAATGTTGTGGTAAAAACACAAAAATATTTAAAAACAAGTGTTGACTACACAAAAATAAGATGATATACTGTGTTTATAACACAAGGAGGTGCTAAAATGAAAACACAAAAAACTACTTCTCATTTAAATAATTTAAATTTAGATGATGATGATAGAAAGCTTATTCAAATGACTCTTTTGTTTAAAAAATTAAATTTAGAACAACAAAATTATATCTCTGCAATGGCTGATGGAATGAAAGTGTCAAATGAGCTTTTAGAAAAATCAACTATGAATAATTAAGGGGGAAAGAATTTATGAGTAATAACTTAATGGTATTTGAAGGAAAAGAAGTAGAAGTGTTTGAGTTTGAAGGTCAGATTTTATTTAACCCAAAACATGTTGCAGAGTGCTTAGATATAAAAAATGTAAATGAAAATTTGAGAAATATGAATAATAAACAAGTAATTAAGTTAACTAATTCTAAAATCAGTAGTACTGACTTTAGAAAACTACACAATACAGGAGAAAATTTTCTTACTGAAAGTGGTGTGTATAAGTTAATCTTTAAATCAAGAAAAGAAGAAGCAGAGAGATTTCAAGATTGGGTTACTGATGAAGTTTTACCATCGATAAGAAAAACAGGTACATACAGCACTAAATCTAAAGATGAATCAGAAATAAAATACATGAATGCTCAAGCAAGATTAAAAAATGCAAGAGCAAGAGAAGCAAAGATATATTTAGAGTTAGCTGATAAAGTTTCACAAGCTGGTATACCTGAATTTGCTCAAATTATGTATTCAAAAACTACTGAACTTATTTCTGGAGAAGCATTAATACCTTTACCTAAGAGGGAGAAAAAAACTTATTCAGCTACAGAGATAGGTAAGATATTAGGAATTTCAGCTAATAAAGTTGGAGGATTAGCAAATGCTTATAATCTGAAAACAGATGAATATGGAATTAAGGTATGGGATAAAGCTAAATATTCAGATAAACAAGTACCTAATTTTAGATATTATGAGAATGTAATACCAGTTTTAGAAAAAGCTTTAAATGCTTTTGAAAACTAGCACTTTGAAAACTAAATACAGAATATTCTTGAAATGGTGGTGATTTAAAGATTATATGAATTTAGCGGGTAAAAAAACATAACAAATTCAAGGGAAAAATTTTATTTATATCGAACTTATGTTTTATATAAATGAAAAAATAGAAGCCCTAATTATAGGACTTCTATTTTTTTATAACTCTTATATATTCCTTTTCTAATATAGTAGTTACTATGTCTTTGCCATGTTCATCTAAAGCATTATATTTTTTCAAAATATCTTGTTCAGAGGATTTTATAGATATATTTATTGAATTTTGTTTTTCCCTTAATTCATTTTCAATGAGTGCATCAGCATCAATGTTTAAAGCATTACAAACTTTTAGAACTGTTGTTATGCTAGTACCTCCAACACCACGTTTAAGCATAGTATCTATCGTTGAATAAGGAGTATCAATTTCTTTTGTAAAAGCCCTGATGCTTTTATACCTATCAAGAATTAATTGTTTTAATTTTTCTTCGATAGTCATTTTATCACCACCTTTACATTAAATATAAACGTAAAATCACAAAAATGCAACAGTAATTTACGAAATTACAAAAATAAAATGCAAAAATGTATTGACTATTCACTAAATTGAGTGTATTATTAAAATATAACTTACGAAATTTAGTGAATAAGTTTAGAAAGGAGAATATGTATGTTTAAAAATTTAAGAGCTGAAATGGTAAGAGCAAATATAACTAATGAAACATTAGCAAAAGCATTGAATCTAAATGTAAGTACAGTGTCTGCAAAATTAAGAAATGCTAACAGGTTAAAGTACATAGAAGCAAAAAATATACAATTAATGTTTTTCCCGAATCTAAGTACTGAATATCTTTTTGAAATTGAAGATGAAGTTAAAGAAAATTATAGGGGGTAACAAACATGAATAACTTACAAGTAATAGAAAGAAATAATGAGAGAGTTCTAACTACACAACAATTAGCAGATGTATATGAAACTGAAATTAGAAATATAAGTAACAATTTCAATAATAATAAAGAGAGATTTATTGAAGGTAAACATTATTTTTGTCTGCAAGGTGATGATTTAAGGACATTTAAACGCGATTCATATGATATAGGAATTGCACCTAATGTAAACAAACTTTATCTTTGGACTGAAAGAGGAGCAAACAGACACTGCAAAATATTGGATACTGACAAAGCTTGGGAGCAGTTTGATAACTTAGAAGAGTCTTACTTTAACAAAAAGAAAGATACCTTAATTACAAATCAATTAAGTCCAGAACTACAACTGTTTAAGCAAATATTTGATACTGTAGCAAAACAAGAAATAGAGCAAAAACAAATAAAACAAGATATAACAGAAACTAAACAAGAAATAAAAAGCATAAAAGATGTTGTTACATTGAATACAACTGATTGGAGAGAGGAAACACGCAAGTTGATAGTATCAATGGCACAAAATTTAGGTGGAAATGAATATATAAATACTCTTAGAAAAGAAAGTTATGAACTTCTTTGTAAAAGATTTAATGTTGACTTGAAGCGAAGATTAAATAATAGAAGAAGTAAAATGGCAGAAAAAGGTGTATGCAAGTCTAGAAGGGAAAAATTTAATTACCTGGATGTTATACAAGAACAAAATTATTTAATAGAAGGTTATGTAATTGTAATAAAAGATATGGCTATTAAATATGGAGTTTTTATGGAAAAAACTAATTAATATTATTAATAAAATTAAACAATATAGGAGGAATAAGAAAATGAAAGAAAATAATAGAATAGTGAGTGCTATAAATGAGGATATAGTAGGTGTTACAGTTGATGGAGAGATAGACTTAACAGATAAGGAATTAGAAATGGTAAACAATTTTAAGAAAGTTATGAATAGCATTAACAATAAAATAGGTATTGATTGTGGGATTTCACTTAGTGATAAAGATATAGAAAATAATAAAAACATATTAGATAAGATTGCATCAAAAGTAGCGTGGCATTATAAGAAAATGAATTTTGAACACTTAGAGATGGATGAAAAACTCTTTGATGATTTTACTTTTGAGTTTATGTTAAAGTTCTTTGGTGATATGGAAGAATATGAATTAATAAAATATCTTACTTATATAGGAGAAGAAAGTAACGAATTGAGTGATAGAGAAAGGATATTTTATAAAATAGTAGATACACTTGATACAATAGCTGATATTAAAATATCAGACCAAAATAAGATAGAAAAAGAAGTTGGTATGTGTATAGGTGAAGATAATTATATAACTTATTGTATAGATGAAGACTTAATAAAATTTTACATTAAAGATGAAGAAGAACTAGTTATAAATAAAAATAGCCCTCTGCTATATATGTTAGACACACTATTTTATGAAGTACATGAAGAGTAAAAATTGCAATAATTAAATAAGTATAAGACAAGTTTATGAGCTCATATTTTATAACAAGGGGTGATGTTATGAAAATACTACAACAATTTAAACCATACAAATATGATGAAGAGAAAAACATAGAATATGATGAAAAAATTATAGCTAATCAAAACACAGAAGTTTATATAGTATATCCACGTATATCTGATGAAGAGAATAGGAGAAGATGGAAAGAGTTTGATGAAGTAGCCAAAGAAGTAGCTATTAATATAGCAATGAAGAAAGCTGAGACAGTAGAAAGTTAAGAAAGTAGAGAAGTTGCTAATACTTAGCACTTTCTCAAAGAAGAAAATTGGACAACTATTTTTAAACAACTAGGAATAAATAAGCGATAGTATGTTTGAAAGAAGGTGATGAAATTGCTTAGTCTTGATATTAGTAAGAAAAATGTGATGACTCTTAAAAAAGATGGTAAGTTTTTAGCAGATATAGTATTTAAGGACATTAAAACTGGTAAAAAAATATCAGTTGGAACATTAAATAAAAAAAGTGCTGGTCAAAGTAACCAACACAATAAATAAAAAAAAACATATGAAAATTATAACATAAAAAGGAGAGATTTAAAATGGTTGAAGTTAATATAAAAATTAAAGGCGAAGCAAGTGAAATAATTGACTCAATTAGAGCTATATTTAATAGCTTTGGTGAAGATTCAATGACAGAGATAAAAGCAGAGCAAGAATATAAAAGTAGACGTAGTAGAAAGTTAAAAACAGAAGATTTATCAGACCAGGAATAAAGAAGGTGATATAAGTTGCAACTATATAAGCATCAAGAGGAAGCTTTAAAGCTAACAGAATATAATAATAAATGTGCATACTACCTTGACATGGGGCTTGGTAAGACATTTGTAGGAAGTGAGAAATTAATAAATCTAGGAAGTAATACAAATTTATTAATCTGTCAGAAATCAAAAATTGACGATTGGGTACATCACTTTAAAACATATTATCCAGATATGGGGATAATCAATGGTACAAAGAAACTTAGTGAAGGCATAGAGTATTTTAAGATTGTTGAAGTTCCATTTATAGTAGTAATTAATTATGAATTAGCTTTTAGAAGAAAAGAGTTATTAGATTTAAAAGATTTTACTTTAATGTTAGATGAATCATCAATGATTCAAAATGAAAAAGCTAAAAGAAGTAAGTTTGTACTAAGTTTAAACCCTAAAAATGTGATACTACTTTCTGGTACTCCATGTAGTGGTAAATATGAGCAACTATATTCTCAAATTAAGCTACTAGGGTGGAATATATCAAAAGATTTATATTGGAAGCAATATATTGATGTTGAGTACAAAGATATTGGTGGTTTTCCAATGAAGGTCGTAACAGGTTATAAGAATGTTGACAGATTAAAAAAGAAGTTAAGAGATTATGGAGCAGTATTTATGATGTCAGATGAAGTATTTGACTTACCAAAACAGATAGATAATGTAATGAAAATTAGTACTACAAGAGAGTATAGGAAGTTTAAAAAAGATTCAATTATAAGTATTTCAGATGATATTGAACTTGTGGGAGATACTACACTAACTAAAATGTTATATGAAAGACAATTATGTAGTCAATACAATAAATTTAAATTAGAAGCTTTTGGAGACTTAATAAACTCAACAAATGACAGATTAATAGTATTTTACAATTTTAACGAAGAGTTAGACAGATTAATAGAATTATCAAGAGATAGACCAATATCAATAGTAAATGGTTCTATAAAAGATTTAAGCAATTATGAGGAATATAATAACTCAATTACATTTGTACAATATCAAGCAGGAGCTATGGGTTTAAATCTTCAAAAGTGTAATAAGATTGTATATTTTAGTCTTACTTTATCTTGTGAATTGTTTATGCAAAGTAAAAAGAGAGTTCATAGAATAGGTCAAGAAAACACATGTTTTTATTATTATATGATTTGTAGGAATAGTGTTGAAGAAAATATATATAAAAGCTTACAAAGTGGTGTTGACTATACAAATAATTTGTTTGAGAGAGGAGAGTAATCCTTGGGTGCAGAAAAACAATTTGAAAATAAAGTTAAAAAGTTTTTAAAAGAACAAGGTTGTTGGTTTATTAAATATTGGGGAGGTTCAGCATATACAAAAAGTGGTATACCGGATTTATTAGTTTGTTGTAGTGGTAAATTTATAGGTATTGAAGTCAAGGGGGAAAAAGGAAAAGCAAGCGAACTACAAAAGTATAATATTAAAGAAATTGAAAAGGCAGGTGGAATAGGAATTATTCTATACCCTAAAGACTTTGATAGATTTAAAAAGATGATTTTAGAAATAAAGAAAGAAGGTGAGTAAATGCAGTTCTCACATAGTAGGATAGGAGTATTTAAGAGTTGCCCATATAAGTATAAGCTACAGTATATTGACAAGGTGAAAACAATATTAAATGCAGATTCTAACAATGCTTTAATATTAGGAACATCACTTCATACTGGTATTGAAAAAGATATTGATGCAGCAGTAAAAGAATATTATTTTAGTTATCCAAGTATAACAGATTTACACATTAATGAAGTGATGAAGTTAGATTATTTAATACCAAAAGTAAAAGAAATTTTACCAAAAGGGTTTAATGAGGTTCAAATAACAACTAGTGATTTTATAGGGTTTATAGATTTGTTAGCACCACATGTATACATGACTGATACAAACTTAAATACAAATGAAACAACCATATATTATGAAGATGAAGAAAGAGTATTTGATATTTATGACTTTAAATATTCAAACAACATAGATAGATATTTAGAAAGTGAGCAACTTCATCTATATAAGTATTTTTATGAAAAGCAACATACAAATCATGAGATAAAAGATTTGTACTATGTATTTGTACCTAAAATTCAGATTAGACAGAAGAAAACAGAAAACTTACATCAATTTAGAAAAAGATTACTTAATGAGCTTGATAAATCTGAAATAAAAATAGTGAAGGTTGAGTATGACCCAAATAAAGTTATTAATTTCCTTGTAGATATAAAAAGATGTCTTGAAAACAAGGAATTTGAAAAAAATCAAAATAAATTATGTAACTGGTGTGACTACCAAGAATACTGTGAAAAGGGGATTGATTATATGTTATTACCAAATAGTGAAAGAAGAAGTGTGGAAGGAATTAATAAAAAAACTTTATGGATTTATGGAGCACCATTTAGTGGCAAAACCACATTAGCAAATGATTTTGAAAAGCCTTTAATGCTTAATACAGATGGAAATATAAAGTTTGTTGATGCTCCATACATTTCTATAAAAGATATTGTAACAGTTGAAGGGAGAATGACAAAGAGACAACTTGCATGGGATGTATTTAAAGAAGCTATAAGAGAATTAGAGAAAAAAGAAAATGATTTTGAAACAATAATTGTTGACTTGTTAGAAGATACATACGAAGCTTGTCGCCTTTACATGTATGACAAGATGGGAATAACTCATGAGTCAGATGATAGTTTTAGAGCATGGGATAAGGTTAGAACAGAGTTTTTAAGCACTATAAAACGACTTATGAACCTTGACTATAAAAACATAATATTAATATCACATGAGGATACATCAAAAGATATTACCAAAAAAGGTGGTGACAAGATAACAGCAATCAAACCTAATTTACAAGAAAAAGCAGCAAATAAAATAGCAGGTATGGTTGATATAGTTGCAAGAGTAGTAGCTGATGGAGACGTTAGAACATTATCATTTAAGACTAATGAAGTGATATTTGGAGGGGGTAGATTAAAAGTAAAATCTAATGAAATTCCACTTGATTATAATGAATTAATGAAAGTATATGATGATATTAGTATAGAGAAAAAAGACGTTAAGAAGTCAAGTAAGACTAAAAAATCTAATGCTGAGGAAGACGTAGAAATGATTCCTATAGTAGAAGAAACAAGTGAGAAAACTGAAAAAGAACAAACAGATGAAGAAGTAATTGAACAAGAAGAAGCAATTAAACCAGTCAAGAAAACTAGAAAAAAGAGAAGTTAGTTTAAGAAAGATTATTAATTAAAAATTTAAAAGAAAAGGATGGTATGTGATATGGATTTTAGTAAATTTGATAAAGCAATAGATGTAAAAGGATTGAAAGAAGATATAAAAGAAGCATCTGAAAATAGTGGTAAATTTAAGGATGTACCACATGGCACTTATGAAGTAGAAATAAATAAAATGGAGTTAAGCGAGTCTAAAAAAGGTGACCCAATGTTTGTATGTTGGTTTAAAATACTAGAAGGAGATTATAAAGATTCATTAATATTCATGAATCAAGTAGTTAAACAAGGTTTTCAAATTCATATAGTAAATGAATTTTTAAGAAGTTTAGAAACTGATATTGAAGTTGAATTTGAATCATACAGCCAATATGCACAACTCATAATGGATATAGCTGAGGAAATAGATGGAGAGCTTGAATTTGCTATTGAATATGGTGAGAAGAAAGGTTTTAATACCTTTACAATAAAAGACATATTTGAAGTAGCTTAGAAATTTTATTACAGCTAGGTGTATACATGCATCTAGCTGTAATATTAAAAAGGTAGGTAATTAATATGAGAGTAAAAAGAAAAGATGGAACTTATAAACCCAGGTAAAATTGTAAGATGTGTTTGGTGTGGAAAAAGATTTTACAAGTTAGATAACTCTAAAGTCATATATTGTAGTAGAAAATGTGCAGCAAAAGCGAGAGGGGTGTTCTAAATGATTTTTTATGATTTTGAAGTATTCTCTTATGACTGGTTAGTTGTATTTATAGATGTTCTAAATAAAAAAGAAGAAGTTATTGTAAATGATATAGATAAGTTAAATTCATTTTATATAGAGCATAGAGAAGATATTTTTATTGGTTACAACAGTAGACATTATGACCAATATATTTTTAAAGGACTATTATGTGGATTTAATGCAAAAGAAATAAATGATTATATTATTGTTAAAGGTCAACCTGGTTGGAAGTTTTCAAACTTATTAAGAAACATACAAATTAATAACTATGATGTTATGACTAGTTTTCATGGATTAAAACAATTAGAAGGTTTTCAAGGTCATAGTATAAAAGAATCTAATGTATCATTTAACATTGATAGACCATTAACTAATGATGAAATAGAAGAAACTATAAAATACTGTAGATATGATGTTGAACAAACTATAGATGTTTTTATTGAAAGAAAATCAGAATTTGAAGCACATATGGGATTAATTAAAGCTTTTAAACTTCCAGTAGCATATATTGGTAAAACTCAAACACAACTAACAGCAATTATACTAGAAGCTACAAAGAAAGAACATGATGATGAATTTGACTTACAAATACCAGATACTCTAAAAATTGAGAAATATAAGGAAGTTTTAAGCTGGTATAAGAACCCACTAAATCATGACTATTCTAAAAATCTAAAAATTAATATTTCTAATGTACCTCATGTATTCGCTTGGGGTGGTGTTCATGGAGCAATAACAAAATACTATGGTGAAGGTTATTTTTTACATGTGGATGTTAATTCCTTCTATCCAAGTCTTATGATTAGATACAATTACCACTCAAGAAATATAAAAAATCCTCAAAAGTATGTTGAAATTTATGACAAAAACTTACAGTTAAAAAAAGAAAAATCACCTTTAAGACCAGCCTACAAATTGGCAGTTAATAAAACTTATGGAGGAATGAAAGATAAAAACAATAATTTATATGACCCAAGACAGGCTAATAATGTATGTGTTAGTGGACAGCTGTTATTACTTGATTTAATAGAGAAGTTAGAAGGGCATTGTAAACTTATTCAGAGCAATACAGATGGATTAATTGTAAAGTTAAATACAATAGATGATTATGAGTTAATAGATGATATATGTTATGAGTGGGAACAAAGGACAGGCATGGGTTTAGGTTTTGATGTATACACTAAAATATTTCAAAAGGATGTTAACAATTATTTAGTTATAACAGAAGATGGAGAAGTTGAAGCAAAAGGATTATATATCAAAGATTTAGGAAATCTAGACTATGATTTACCAATTATAAATAAAGCACTTAAAAATTATATGGTAAACAATACACCTATTGAAGAAACTATAAATAACTGTAATGATTTAATAGAGTTTCAAAAGATAGTAAAAATAAGTAGTAAATATTCACATGGTTTATATAGTCCAACTATAGAGGGAAAAACAAAAAAAGTATTTATTGGCGGTAAGATTTTAAATGATAAATGTTTTAGAGTATTTGCTTCAAAAAATAAAAATGATGGTGGTATTTATAAAGTCAAAAATAAAGAAAAAAATCCAGAAAAATTTGCTAATACACCAGATAAATGTTTTATAGAAAATGGAAGTGTTATAGGTAAAAAAGTACCAAGGAAGCTAGATAAAATTTGGTATATAGATTTAGCAAATGAAAGACTCAAACAGTTTGGAGTATTATTAAGTAATTGAGGTGGTGATTAGTGAGTTTTGACCTATTTAAAGGATATATAGTTACAAATAATAAAAAGGCAGCTGAGAAATTTAAAAATGTAAAAAAGTTAAAAACTTATGAACAGATTAAGAATTTACCAGAGTTTGCAGGTGTTTTAGCAGAAGAAACTGTGTTAGTTGATATTGATGATTTTGAAAGTAGTGAAATTCTATACAAAATAGTACAAGATTTAAAGCTAAAATGTAGAGTTTACAAGACAACACGAGGTAAGCATTTTCTATTTAAAAATACTAGTTTAGAAAAGAATAGAACAAAATGTAGACTAGCTATAGGTTTAAATTCAGATATAAAATTAGGATGTAAAAATTCCTATTCAATTTTGAAGTTCAACAATATTGAAAGAGAAATTTTATATGATAGTAAAGAAATACAAGAGATGCCAATGCATTTAACTCCTATAAAAAATGGAATTGATTTTTTAAGTCTTGGAGAAGGTGATGGAAGAAATCAAGCATTATATAACTATATTTTGACTCTACAGAGTAATGATTTTACTGTTGAGGAAATAAGAGAAACAATAAGAGTTATTAATAAATATGTTTTAAAAACTCCATTACAAGATAATGAACTTGAAGTAATTTTGAGAGACGAATCCTTTCAAAAGAAGATATTTTTTAATTCAAAAGGTTCATTTTTATTTGATGAGTTTGCTAAATACATAAAAAATAATAATCATGTAATCAAGATAAATGACCAGTTACATTTATATAAGGATGGTATTTATGTAGATGGTCAAGCAAGAATAGAAGCAGAAATGATTAATAATATAAGCAATTTAAATAAGGCTAAGAGGAGTGAAGTACTTAGTTATTTAAATTTATTAATAAGTGAGAATACAAGTATGTCAGAAGCTAATTTAATCGCTTTTAAGAATGGTATATATAATATAGTTGATGATTCTTTTATAGAATTTTCACCAGAATTTATCATAACAAATAAAGTTAATTGGAATTACAATCCAGTAGTATATTCAAAGTTAGTTGATAAAACTATGAATAAATTATCCTGTGGGGATTTTGAAATTAGAATGTTACTTGAAGAAGTAGTAGGGTACTGCTTTTATAGACGTAATGAGCTTAGAAAAGCTTTTATATTAACTGGAGATAAAGCAAATGGTAAATCTACTTATCTGGATATGATAAAGACATTATTAGGAGATGAAAATACATCAGCACTTGATTTAAAAGAGTTGAGTGATAGATTTAAAACTGCTGAGTTATTTGGAAAACTTGCTAATATAGGGGATGATATAGGAGATGAATTTATTGCTAATCCTGCTATATTTAAAAAGTTAGTAAGTGGTGATAGGGTAAATGTTGAAAGAAAAGGTCAGAATCCATTTGATTTTAACAACTATAGTAAGTTTTTATTTTCAGCTAATAACATACCTAGAATAAAAGATAAGACTGGAGCAGTGCTTGATAGACTAATTATTATTCCTTTTAATGCTAGCTTCTCAGTAAATGATAAGGATTTTGACCCTTATATAAAGTACAAATTAAGAGAGCAAGAAGCAATAGAGTATTTAATAAACTTAGGGTTACAAGGTTTGAAAAGGGTATTACAAAATAGAAAATTTACAGTCCCAGATAAGGTCAAGAAAGAAATACTAGAATATGAAGAAGTCAATAATCCTATTTTAGGGTTTTTTAAAGAAGTTGATAAGATAGAAAATGAATCAACAAAAGAAATATATAGGAAATATCAAGAGTATTGTATATTAAATGGATTACAGCCTATATCAAACATTGAGTTTTCAAGACAAGTAGTCAAAAAGTTTGGATATGAAGTAAAAGATAAAAGAATACAAGGTAAGAAATATAAAGTATTTACTAGAGCAGTCCCGGGATAGTCCCGGATGTAGTCCCTAGATGTAATATAGTAATTTCAACGTTGTCCCGGATGTCCCTAGATGTTTTTGACCTTTTATATATTTAACTAAAAAATCATCAATTTTTTGTGATGATTTTGCTCCCTTTATATAAAGAATATATATATAATAGTATGGGACTGAACAAAAATTATTGTCTGGATATATTGAAATAGCTAGGCTTGAAGCAGTCCCGGATGTATTTTACATCTGGGACTATCTGGGACTGGGTTTAATTAAGAAGTTATATAATGTAAAAATATTTAAAAAATAAGATAGATTTCATTAATAACCTAATAAAATAATTAAAAAGAAAATTCTGTTAATTTGCAAGGATGTGAAAATGGAGTGACAGACTATGAAAAATTAGAAGAATTGTTAAATTCATATAGTAATTTGGATATTGAGATTAGAGAAATAGAGTTAAAAGTAAGAGGTAGTAGTTTGAGAGGAATAGAGTTAAATGGAATGCCTAAAGGAAATAATGTTTCCTCACCAATAGAAAATGAGTTAATATATGTTGAAAGATTGGAGAATGAGAAAATATATCTACAAATTAAAAAAGAATCAATTAATAATATGTTAAATTTATTAGATGATTTTGAAAGAAATCTAATAGAACTAAGGTATTTTAAAAAACTACAATACAAACAAATAAGTTATGAATTAAATATAAGCGAAGTTTATGTAGGTTTTAAAAGAAAAAAAGCATTAAATAAGATACTTCCTTTTGCAAAAAAGTATAATTTAATATAAATGTTGTATTTATCTTGTGTTTATAATTGATTTATTATAGAAACATGTTGCATCAATATATTGTGAGATAAGATATAATGGTAGTATGAAACAAGTGTATAATATATTCCCTAAAAAAGACTAAGTTATCTCGGCTTGGTCTTTTTTAATTTAAAATAAAGTGAGGTGGTGATGTGGCTAAATTAACTGAAAAACAAAAGCGGTTTTGTGACTATTATATTGAGACTGGTAATGCAACAGAAGCAGCAATAAGAGCAGGATATAGTGAAAAGACGGCTAAGGTAATAGGTGCTGAGAACTTAACAAAACCATACTTAAAAAGTTACATTGATGAAAAACTAAAAGAATTTGAGTCAAACAGGATAGCAGACGCAAAAGAAGTTATGGAGTATTTAACTAAGATAGTAAGAAATGAAGCAAAAGAGGAAGTGGTTGTAGTTTCTGAATATGGTCCAGAAATAATAAAAAAAGACGTAAGTATAAGAGATAGGAACAAAGCTGCTGAATTATTAGGTAAGAGGTATAGGTTGTTCACCGATAAGGTAGAAGTTGAAGGAGCTATTCCTATAGTTATAACTGGAGATGATGAAATTGAAGATTAAGAAAATAAATATAGCAAAGCTAGTAGGTAAGGGGTATAAAGACTATTGGAGATTTAAGGGTCGTTATAGAGTCTGTAAAGGTTCAAGAGCTTCTAAAAAATCAAAGACAACAGCTTTATATTATATTACTAAGTTAATGCAACATCCAGAAGCTAATTTATTAGTTGTGAGGAAAGTGTTTGGAACATTAAGAGATAGTTGCTATAAGGAACTCAAATGGGCTATACATCAGTTAGGAGTAGATAATTATTGGGATAGTACAACTAATCCACTTGAAATTACATATATTCCTACAGGACAAAAGATATACTTTAGAGGATTTGATGACCCACTTAAAATTACCTCTATTACTGTTGATGTTGGAGTACTTTGCTGGTGTTGGATTGAAGAAGCTTACGAGATAACAGATGAAAATAGTTTTAATATGTTAGATGAAAGTATAAGAGGTAAAGTTCCAAGTGGATTATTCAAACAAATAACAATGACCTTTAATCCTTGGAATGAGCACCATTGGATTAAAAAAAGATTTTTTGATACAAAGGATAAGGATATACTTTCAAAGACTACTAATTATCTTTGCAATGAATTTTTAGATGATGCAGATAAGAAAGTGTTTGAAACTATGAAAAAGAACAATCCAAGGCGTTACAAGGTAGCAGGGCTTGGTGATTGGGGTATTGTTGATGGATTAGTATATGAAAACTGGGAAGAGAGAGTATTTAATATAGACACTCTTATAGAGCAGAATATCAAATCAGCTTTTGGGATGGACTTTGGTTATACTAACGACCCAACAACTTTATTTTGTGGTTTAGTGAATGAACCTTCAAAAGAGATTTATGTATTTGATGAAATATATAAACATGGTATGTCTAATGAGAGACTTTATAGAGAAGTTAGTAGGAAAGGATATTCTAAAGAACATATAACAGCAGATTCAGCTTCTCCAAAAGACATTGACCATCTGAGAGAGTTAGGGTTAAGAAATATAAAAGGTTCAAGAAAAGGAAAAGACAGTGTAAATAATGGCATTCAATATATACAAGATTACAAGATTATAATACATCCTAAATGTGTAAACTTTTTAACTGAAATAAGTAATTATACTTGGGATAAAGATAAATTTGGAAATAAGATTAATAAACCTATAGATGATTTTAACCATTTAATGGATGCTATGAGATATGCACTGGAAGATTTCATAAAAGGAGAGGTGTTTAGTTTTGATTAATCTTTTAAGAAAGGGGGTAGCTAAACTGAATAATATTCTAAATAAACCACTAAAACAATCAGCAAACAATTTAAAATATATAGAGTATGAAATAAATAAATGGAAAACATCAAACTCTAGAAAAGAGCAGTTACAAGGTGATAGGTATTATAAAGGTGAGCACGATATTTTAAGACGGAAACGTACTGTTATTGGAGAAGGCGGAAAGTTAACAGAAGTTGAAAATCTACCAAATAATAAAATAGTAGATAATAAATATGCTAATTTAGTAGACCAAAAGGTTAATTATTTGCTAGGTAAACCACTTACCTTTCAAACTGAGAATGAAATATATAATTCTTTATTAAAGGATATATTTAATAAGAAGTTTCTTAGGACCTTTAAAAATCTTTGTGAAGATTCTCTAAATGGTGGTATATCATGGTTACACCCATACTATAGTGAAGATGGTAAACTAAGTTTCAAAAGGTTTCCGTCATATGAAGTATTACCTTTTTGGAAAGATTCAGAGCATACAATATTAGATTTTGCAGTTAGGCTGTATGAAGTAAAGGCATATAGTGGAGCAAATGAAAAGATAATTGAGAAGGTGGAAGTATATTCAAAAGAAGGTATAAAGAGATATATTTTACAAGGTATGACTCTAATAGCTGATTCAGAAAGTCCATACTCTTCTTATTTAGTAGTTGAAACTGATGATATTCATGAGGAACTTAATTGGGATAGGATACCACTAATACCATTTAAGTACAATAATAAAGAGATACCACTTATTAAGAGAGTTAAGAGTTTACAAGATGGTATAAACATAATGTTATCTGATTTTGAAAATAACATGCAAGAAGATGCTAGAAATACAATACTGGTACTTCAAAATTATGATGGTCAAAATCTAGGAGAGTTTAGAAAAAATCTAGCACAGTATGGAGCTGTTAAAGTTCGTACTGTAGATGGGGCAGTAGGAGACTTAAAAACACTAGAGATAAAAGTAAATTCTGATAACTATAAATCTATATTAGAAGTATTTAAAAAGGCATTAATTGAAAATGGTAGAGGATATGATGCTAAAGATGATAGAATGAGTGGAAATCCAAATCAAATGAATATACAAAGTATGTATAGCGATATAGATTTAGATGCTAATGGTATGGAAACTGAATTTCAAGCTTCCTTTGAAGAACTATTGTGGTTTGTAAATATGCACCTTTTAAATACTGGTCAAGGAAATTATGAAAATGAAGAAGTAGAAGTAATCTTTAATCGAGATATATTAATAAATGAAACAGAAAGTATTTCTAACTGTCAAAATTCAGTTGGGTTATTATCAGATGAAACTATTATATCCCAGCATCCTTGGACTATAGATGTTAGGCAGGAACTAGAAAAGAAGAAAAAGCAGGAAGAAGCTCAAAGAGAGTATGATGATTTAATTCCTAATAATCAAGATGGTGTTATAGATGAAACATAAAGATTATTGGAGAAAGAGATTTGAACAATTAGAAGAAGCTCAAAATAACAAAAGTGTAAAATATTATCTTGAATTAGAAAAGCAATATAAACTAGCTATAAATAGTATAGAAAAAGATATATTAGCATGGTACAACAGATTTGCCAAAAATGAAGGAATATCTTTATTAGAAGCTAAGAAACTACTAAATACAAGAGAACTAGAAGAGTTTAAATGGAGCGTTGAAGAATATATTAAATATGGTAAAGAAAATGCTATAAATCAAAAGTGGATGAAAGAGTTAGAAAATGCTAGTGCAAGAGTTCATATAACAAGACTTGAAGCTTTAAAGTTACAAATACAGCAACAAGTAGAAGTTTTATATGGAAATGAACTTGATGGTATTGATAAACTAATGAGAGATATTTATACAAGTGGATACTATCATACAGCTTTTAATGTTCAACAAGGAGTAAACGTTGGTTGGAGTTTAATGTCTTTAGATACTAATAAAATAAATAAAGTTATTTCTAAGCCATGGACCAGTGATGGGTTAAATTTCTCAGAAAGAATTTGGGGTAAACATAGACCTGCTTTAATCAATGAGTTACACACTAAATTAACTCAATCAATTATTAGAGGTGAGAATCCTAAAAAATTAGTCAATGACTTTGCTAAAAGATTTAATGTATCTAAATCTCAAGCTAAGAATTTAATAATGACTGAATCAGCTTTCTTTGCATCAGCTTCTAGGAAAGATTGTTTCAATGATTTAGATGTAGAGAAATATGAGATAGTTGCCACATTAGATTTAAAAACATCAAATATCTGTAGAGAATTAGATGGTAAAGTATTTGATATGAAAGATTATCAAGTCGGAGTTACAGCTCCACCGTTTCATTGTCGTTGTAGGACTACAACAGCTCCTTGGTTTGAGGATGAAGAAGGTTACAGAGCAGCAAAAGGAAAAGATGGAAAAACATATTATGTACCATCTAGTATGAAGTATAATGAGTGGTATGAGAAGTATGTTAAAAACAATGATATCTCAGAAATAAAAAATAGTGCTATAATAGATAGCATAAAAGAAGATATTAAAAATGGTAACTATAATTTAAATATTCATGATGGGAAACAAGGAAAACATTTAAAAGGGCATAATAATTATATAGAAGGAAGAAGCTATTTAACTATAACAAAAGAAGAGGCTCAAGAACTTGTAAATAGGCATGCTGGTAATGGAATTATAAAATTTAATCGAAGTGGAGAATGGGATAAAAAAGAACTTATAGAAATTGATAAGAATATAGGGGTCAATGTTAATAATATTACAGGTGAAAAAACTCTTACAAATAAGTTTAAGATACATTATTCCAAAACTGGAACACATATAGTACCAGCTTTATAAGGAGGGAAAATAAAGTGAAATTATGGGAATATGTAGGGAAAAATATTCAAATAACTTGTGTAGATAAGCAAATAATAAGAGGAAAGTGTGATGGGTATACACAAGCTTTAGATAATGAACCAGAAATAGCAAGTATATCAATAGCTAGGGATGGTTATGGAATTGAAGTTTATGAAAATGAAATAGAATCTATCGAAAATATAAGTAAAAAATAACTAAGCATGTACTTAAAAATAAGTAGATGCTTTTATTGTGTAAAAAATGAAAGGAGATATTTAAAATGGATTGGTTAAAAGAATTACTAGAAGGAATAAAAATCGAGGATAACAAAATTGATGTAGCTTCTTTACAAAAGTCTATAGAAAAGAAAATAAAAGAGACTACAGTTACCAAAGAAGAATATACAAATCTTGAAACACAACTTAATACAGCTAATGAAACTATTGAAGGTTTTAAGGGAGTTATGACAAAACAGGAAGTTGAACAATTAAAAGCAACTTATGAAGCTGAAATAAAACAAATAAGGAGGGATTCTATTGATGAAAGATTACTAACAGAAAATAGAACAAGAAATAAAAAAGCAACAAAGGCATTACTTGAAGATATTGAGGAAGAAGATTATGAAAAGTATGAGTCTTTAAGATTAGCACAGATTAAGAAACTACAACAAAGTGAAGAAAGTAAGTTTTTATTTGAAGAAGTTCAAGAAACAAAAGTAAATTTTAGAGGAGTAAATCCAGGAGAAAGTAATCCTATAGCAGAAAAATCAACAGAAGATTTTACTTATGAAGATTGGTGCAATCAATTAGAAAATTAAAGAAAAGAGGTAAATAAATATGGCAAATACAAAATTTGACGCAAAATCATTTAATGCAGAAGCATTTGGAAAGTATATGGAGTCAGCTCCAACATTAAAGAGAAATGAATTATTAAAATCGAGAGCTTTAAAATCAAACTCAGAAATTAGAAACTTATTTAGTAGCCAAACAACTACATCATATGGAAGAATACCTATGTATGGTAACTTAGAAGGGGATGCACTTAACTATGATGGTATGACTGATATAACAGCAGATACTACTGTTACCTATGAAAGAGGTGTTGTAGTAGTTGGTAGGGCTAAAGCATGGATGGAAAAAGATTTTAGCCAAGATATAACAGCAGGTGTAGATTTCATGGCTAATGTAAGAAATAAAGTAGCTTCATTTTGGGAGGAGATTGACCAGGATACATTGTTATCAATATTAAAAGGTATATTCTCAATGACAGGAACTGAAAATAAGAAGTTTGTTGATGCTCATACATCAGATATAACTAAAAATGGTGATGGGAAAGTTTCTGCTGAAAGCCTTAATACTACTATACAAAAAGCATGTGGTGATAATAAAAATAAATTTAGTCTAGCTATAATGCACAGTAGTGTAGCCACTAATTTAGAAAATTTAAATCTACTAACTTATCTAAAATATACTGATGAGCAAGGGATGCAAAGAGATTTAGGTTTAGCTACATGGAATGGTAGAACTGTATTAATTGATGATAGTATGCCAGTAGAAGATGTTGCAGAAAGTGCAAGTGGTGCAGGTGATGGATATACAAAATATACTACTTATATATTAGGTGACGGAGCTTTTGATTATGAAGATATAGGAGCAAAAGTTCCTTATGAAATGGATAGAGACCCTAAAACAAATGGTGGTCAAGATACTTTATATACTAGACAAAGAAAAGTATTTGCACCTTGTGGTATTTCGTATGAAAAGAAAAAACAAGTTTCATTATCTCCAACAAAATCAGAACTTGAAGATGGTTCAAACTGGACTCTAGTAAATGATGGAGCAACAACCAAAACAAAATATATAGACCATAAATCAATTGCAATTGCTCAAATAATATCAAAGGGTTAAATTTTATGGAAAATAATATAATTGATGATATAGAAAAAAGACTTGAAAGCTTTGAATATACATTAAAAGATGGAGATAAGTGGTTAATAGGTTTTGTTAAAGAAAAGATAGAGAATATAATTAAACTTGATTGTAATATAAATGAAATTCCAAAAGAATTAAAAAATATTGAAATAGATATGATAGTTGGAGAGTTCTTATTTACTAAGAAGAATATGGGTCAATTAGATATAGAAAGTCTCAATTTTGAAGTTGTAGAAAAGTCTATATCAGAAGGTGATACAAAGATAGACTTTGCTATAGGAAGTGGCTCACAAACACCTGAACAACGCTTTGACACTTTTGTAAACTATCTTTTGACTTATGGTAAGAATAAGATATTAACTTTTAGGTGTTTAAGATGGTAAACAGAACTAGAAAAGCAATAGAAATGTTATATAGAGATAAATGCACTATAGTTGAGTATCAGCCAATTAAAGACCCTATTACAAAACGAACTAACAATAAAGAAGTAGTCGTATTAGAAAATCAACCTTGTAAGTTATCATATAAAAATATTACATCAGCTACAGATGGAAAAGTAGCTAAACTAGAGCAAACTATTAAACTCTTTATATCTCCAGATATAGAAATTAAAGCAGGTTCAAAACTTATTATAAATGATAAAGAGTATGTAAGAAGTGGAGAATCTGCGATATATCCAAACCATCAAGAAATAATACTTGAGTTATTTAAGGATAAAGCATAATGGCTAGATGAGGTAGTGTTGATTTTAGAGAGTTTAAAAGAGTTTGTAAAAAGATGGAAAAGCTTACAAAGATTGATTTAGATAAGTTTTGCAAGGATGCAGCACGAGAATTAGCAGCACGATTACTTGGGAAAGTAATTAGAAGAACACCAGTTGATACAGGATTCTTAAGACAAGGATGGAATGGAGTGGCTTATGCTAGGTCGCTTCCTGTGTATAAACAAGGAAATAATTATATTATAGAAGTTGTTAATCCGACTGAATATGCAAGTTATGTAAATTTCGGGCATAGAACTAAAGATGGTAAGGGATGGGTTAAAGGACAACATTTCTTAACAATTTCAGAGATGGAACTACAAAGCCAAGTTGATAAGATTATAGAGAAAAAGTTATTAATATTACTTAAAGGAGTATTTGATGCTTAATAATATAATTGATGGAATATCTATTAAATTAGATAAAACATTTGGAGAGAGTTATACAATTTATAGTGAAGATGTGGAGCAAGGTATAAATGAACCTTGTTTTTTTATTGTTCCTTTAAATCCAAGCAAAGTATCATATCCAAGTGGCAGGACATTAAAAAAGAACTCTTTTGATGTACATTATTTTCCCAAAAGTAATGATAAATCATTTGAAATAAATGAGGTAGCTGAGATGCTACTGGAGGAATTAGAGTATATAGAAATTGATGGAGATTTAGTCAGAGGTACAAATATGAACTTTGAAATTATAGATAATGTTCTTCATTTCTTCGTTGATTATAACTATTTTACTATAAAAAATAATGATACCAATAAGATGGATACAGTAGAGTTATTCGGTGGTTTGAAGAGAGGTGATAATTTTGAGTAAAGCATTAAGCAAAGAAGATAACTACAAGTTTACTAAGGAGCAGATAGTTAACTCTAAGAAGTATGTAAATAAAAAAGATTTATTAAATGCAATTTTAAAAGAAAATGAGTTATATTCCTTCTCAGAGGTAGAGGATAGAATAAATAAATTTATGAAAGGAGTGAGTTAGATGGCTTTAGGTGGAGGAACATTCGTAACGCAAAATAAAATACTTCCTGGTGCATATATAAATTTTATCTCAGCTAAGAGGGCAACCAGTTCATTATCAGATAGAGGTATTGTTGCAATGCCTTTAGAGTTAGATTGGGGCATAGATGAAGAAGTATTCCAAGTAACCAGTGATGATTTTGAGAAGTATTCAGTGAAGTATTTTGGATATGATTATACTCATGAGAAGCTGAAAGGTTTGAGAGATTTATTCAAAAATATAAGGTTGGGATATTTTTATAAATTAAATAAAGGCGTTAAAGCCAGTTGTACTATAGCCACAGCAAAATATAGTGGTATCAGAGGAAATGACTTAAAAGTAACAGTTACAACAAATATAGATGATAATGCTAAGTTTGATGTTGTAACACTTTTAGATAATAAGAAGGTAGATACTCAAATAGCAAAGGTTATTACAGACTTACAAGACAATGACTATATCACTTGGAAGAAGGATGCAACACTAGAAGCAAGCGCAGGACTTGTATTTACTGGTGGAACTAATGGCGAAGCTGTGACAGGAGCAGAGTACCAAGCTTTCTTGGATAAAATAGAAAGCTATAGCTTTAATGCTTTAGGATGTTTGGCTACAACAACAGAAATTAAAAGTTTATTTGTAGAATTTACAAGGAGAATGAGAGATAAGGTAGGAGCTAAGTTTCAAACAGTACTATATAAGAAAAGTGATGCAGATTATGAAGGTGTAGTGTCTATAGAAAATAAGATTAAAGATAAAGACTTAGTTGAATCTAGCTTAATTTACTGGGCTACTGGAGCAATAGCAGGATGTGATATAAATAAATCTAACACTAACAAGCGATATGATGGTGAGTTTGATGTTGATGTTAATTATACACAAATACAACTTGAAGAAGCTTTAAAAACTGGTAAATTTATATTTCATAAAGTTGGTGATGAAGTTCATGTGTTAGAGGACATAAATACTTTTGTATCATTTACAGATGATAAAAATGACGATTTTTCAAGTAACCAAAGTGTTAGAGTACTTGACCAAATTGCCAATGATATTGCAACTTTATTTAATGAAAAGTACTTAGGTAAAGTTCCAAATGATAAGGCAGGAAGAATAAGTTTCTGGAATGATGTTGTTAAACACCATAAAGAATTAGAAAACATTAGAGCAATAGAAGATTTTAAAACTGATGATGTTAGTGTAGAGCTTGGAAATGATAAGAAAACTGTCATAGTATCTGATGCTGTTAAGGTAATAAATGCTATGAGTAAGCTTTATATGACTGTTTCAGTTAGTTAAGAGAGGAGTGTGATAATATGTTTCAGCAAATAAAAGCAAGAGATACAATAAGTGCATCTAAGGCAGAATGCTATGTTACTATCGAGGGTAAAAGATATAACTTTATGCAAGCTATTAACTTAGAAGCTAAGATGGAAAAAAATAAAAGTGAAGTTCCTATTTTAGGAAGCACTACAAAAGGTAACAAAAGTACGGGAAGTAAGTATACAGGAAGTGCAACATTTCACTACAATACTTCTATATTTAGAGAGCTTCTTTATAAGTATAAAGAGACTGGTGAAGATATTTATTTTGATATACAGGTAACAAATGAAGACCCAACGAGTTCAGCTGGACGTCAAACTATAATACTTAAGGATTGCAACATGGATAGTGGAATTATAGTTAAATTTGATGCAGATGGTGAGTATCTTGATGAAGATATGGACTTTACCTGTGAAGATTGGGAATTGGTTGAAAAGTTCAATATAATAAACGGAATGGAGTAAAATACACATTTATAAATTATATATGTGTATTTTTTATATGAAAAATTAAAATAAAAGGAGATTAGAATAATATGAGTAATTTAAGTGCTTTTTTAAGTCAAAATGCAATAAAGGTTGATAATGTAAAATATATAGTGAGTAACAGATTTTTAGATAAAGAAGGGAAACCAGTTGAATGGGAATTAAGAGTTTTATCATCTGAAGAAGACGAAGCACTAAGAAGAAAATGTACTAAAAGAGTAAAAGTGATTGGTAACAATGGTAAGCATACTGGACAATATACAAGTGAAATTGACTACAATAGTTATGTAGCTGAATTATGTGTAGCATCTACAGTATTTCCAGATTTAAAGGATGCCGAACTCCAAAATAGTTATGGAGTAATGGGAGAAGCTCAGTTATTAAAGACAATGCTTACAGCAGGTGAGTATGTCAATTATACAGTAAAAGTGAATGAAGTCAATGGATTTGATACATCTTTTGAGGATAAAGTAGAAGAAGCAAAAAACTAATCAGAGGTGGCGATTTTGATGCTAGCATCACTCATTATTGTATTCAAAAATTAAAGTGGAAGCCAAGTGAATATATGGGATTAGAGATTAATGAGAGAGCATTAGCAGCCGCCTCAATACTTATAAAGATAGAGGATGAAGAGGAAGCAATGAAAGAAGCTGAAAGAGAGAAAAAGAGAGGTAGAAGAAGATAATCTCTGATGTAAAAATTTTACTAATATAGTATAATATATTTAAAAATTGTACTGGGGGATTAAATAAATGGGATTGTTTAGTAAAAAGAATAAGAAACCTTGTTGTATTTGCGGAAGTGAAAAAGGGCTTATGCCATCTATAGAAGGTGAAAATTTTTGTACAGCTTGTAATTGCAAGTACATAGATTTCTCTGAAAATATTTTAAAGGTAACTAGTATTATGAAAATGATGGCAAACTTAGAAGGAATGAAAAAGTTTATAGAAGTTGAAAAGAAAAATTTAAAATTGTTAGAGAAGTTCACCGAGACAAAAAGTATAAATTCTTCAATTTCTTTTGATGAAGAGCAAAATCTTTTAAAAATATCATATAAAAATAGAAATCAAATATTAGTAGAGAAAATAATAAAATTTGATGATATATTAGAATTTGAACTTTTGGAAGATGGAGAAACTATAGTTAAAGGTGGTTTAGGTCGTGCTATAACTGGAGGAGTCTTATTCGGAGGTACAGGGGCTGTAGTTGGAGGAATTACAGGCAAAAAAACAAGTAGAAAAGTTGTAGAAATACTTAAAATAAAAATAACTGTAAAGGACATAAATAATCCAATTGAATATATAAATTTAATTAATAGTAAATTAAAAACAAACTCTTCTATTTATCAGAAAGCTCTTTCTGATGCTCAAGAAATATTATCAATACTATCAATAATTACAAAATATAATGTAATGGAAGATAAAAAAGAAGAGTCTATGTGTAACTCTACAGCTGATGAAATATTAAAATATAAGAATTTATTAGATATGGAAGCTATTACACAAGAAGAATTTGATGCTAAGAAAAAGGAATTATTGAATTTATAATAATAAAAGCACTTACTTAAAAACAGGTAAGTGCTTTTATTATTATCAAAAAGAAAGGAGAGTGAGAAAATGGCAACTATACAAACTTCAATCCGAATTTTCGATGGAATGACACCTGCATTTCGACATATGACAACTGCTATGAATATAGTATTAAGTTCCTTTGAACAATTACAAAGAACATCTAGTAATGCAGTAAATGCTAATAGCATAATAAGAGCTAGAGAAGAATTGGCAAGAGCAGAAGCTGGATTTGATAGATTAGAACGACAAATAAGAGAAGCTGATGGGCAACAGCGAAGACTTAATGAGGATATAAATAAGGGTGCAAGTTCTACAGATAGATTAGTTGGAAGTGCAAAGAAGCTAGCAGCAACTTACTTAGGTATAAGAACGTTAGGAGGTTTAGGAAATTTAAGCGACCAGATGACAAGTACTAACGCGAGACTTAGTATGATAAATGATGGTCAACAATCAGATAGTGGGCTTAGTAAGATGATATTTCAAAGTGCTGAGAGGTCTCGTGCATCTTACTTAGACACAGCGCAAATAGTCTCAAGGATAGGCATGAACGCAGGAAGTGCATTTAGCAACACTAGAGAAATAGTAAGCTTTGCAGAGCAATTAAACAAAAAATTTGTAATCGCAGGAGCTAGTACTCAAGAAATGAGTTCAGCATTATTGCAGCTAACGCAAGGATTAGGTTCTGGAGTACTGAGAGGAGAAGAACTGAATGCTGTATTTGAGTCAGCACCTAACATTATCCAATCTATCGCGGATTATTTGGACGTGGATATAGGAAAAATTCGAGGTATGGCAAGTGAAGGAATGTTGACAGCAGATATTGTAAAAAATTCCTTACTTGCTGCATCAGCTGAAACAAATAAGCAATTTGAACAGATGCCTTATACACTTGGTCAAATTTTCACTAGTGTAAAAAATAATGCAGTCATGGTATTTGGAGCTATACAGAAGAAAATTGAGGACACAGTTTCAAGCCGGGGATTTCGAACTTTCATAACTGATGTTAAAGACTCATTATATGTACTTGGAGCAGTTGGGTTTAATGTATTTAGTGGATTTATTAATTTACTGAGTAGTCCAGCTTTTCAGAATTTTTTTAATGTGATGATTGTTGGAACTAGTTTAGTTGTACAAGGGCTAGGTTGGATAATAACACAAGCACTTAGTGTTGCTAATATATTTTCGCGAAATTGGAGTATAATTTCACCTATAATTTTAGGTGTGGTTTCAGCTATTAGTACCTATATAATAGCTCTTGGTATTATGCAAGCAGTTACTATAGCTGGAACTGTAGCAAATTGGATGTCATGGACATCTGAAGTTATTAGACAAAGAGGAATTTTAGGAACAGCTAGAGCTTTAGCAATAGGCAAAGCTGAACAATGGGGATTTAATGCTGCTATATATGCATGTCCTATTTTTTGGATAGTTTTAGGTATAATTGCAGTAATATCTGCTGTATTTATATTAGTAGCTGTGTATAATCATTTTGCAGGAACAAATATAAGTGTAATAAGCCTTGCTGTTGGAGCTTGGTATTGGTTATGTGCAGTTGTTTATAACATAATTGCAGGGATAGTAAATGCGATAAATATTTGCGTAGTTGAAATAGTAAATATCTTTAGAACTGGCTTATATGCAGTGCAATGTTTCTTTATTGATATGGCTAACGCAGGACTCAAGGCAGGTGTTAATTTAGACAAAGCTTTTGATAAATTTGCTACCAATCTAGCAAATGGTATTATAAAGGCTGTTAATATAGCTGTAAAAGGATTGAATTGGTTAGTGCAACAGATTAATAAAATTCCAGGACTTGATTTGCCACAAATGAAAGAATTTCAAAAAGTAAATACTGTAATTGGTACAAAAACAACATTTAAACCCATTCAAAAACCGCCTGAGCCTAAAGCATGGAAAACAGAATTAGTAGAGTACAAAAATTTAAAGTCAGAGTTTATAAAAGGATATGATGTAGGACATCAATTACAAAACAAACTGAAAGACACTTTTGACATTAGCAAAATAGCAGAAGATGCAAAGAAAAAGCTTGGACTTGACGACCTTTGGGACAAAAAATATGGTCTTGGCGATTCAATAGGTTCTGCAGGTCTTAACTCTCCACTCAGCGACGCAGCAAAAGGAGCAAAGGATACAGCAGGAAATACAGCAAAAATGGCTAAGACAATGGATAAAAGTCAAGAAGACTTAAAATACTTAAGAGATATAGCAGAACAGGAAACAATAAACAGATTCACAGGAGTAAACATTAAAATTGACATGAACAACACAAATAACATAAGTAAAGATACTGACTTAGATGGAATAGTTAATGTACTAACTGAAAAATTAAACGATGCAATGGTTGTATCAGCTGAGGGAATAGTTTAGGAGGTGTAGTCGTGGCTTATGATTTTTATTTAGATGGAGTACAATTACCAATCACACCTGGCAAATTAGAAGTAAAGATAACAAACAAAAATAAGACAGTTGATTTAATAAATGTTGGAGAAGTAAACATATTAAAGACTCCTGGTTTATCAGAGTTTTCATTTGAAGCAGAGTTTACACACAATAAACTGCCGTTTTATCGTGGTCAATTTAAAGATGTACAATTCTTTTTAAGTAAACTAGAACTATTAAAAACAGATTGTAAGCCATTCCAATTTATTGTATCTAGACAACTTGGGAATAAAGTACTATTTAATACAAATAGAAAAGTATCACTTGAGGAATATAACATAGTAGAAGATGCAGAAAATGGTTCAGATTTTAAGGTAGCAATAAAGTTAAAACAATATAGAGATTACTCAACTAAAAAGTTAGTACTTGCAACACCTGAAAAGACAAATTATGGTAGGACTCCCCCTCCAGTCATGAAACCAAAAGAATTTAGACCAGATTCATCCAATAAGCCAAATGCTAAGACATATACAGTCAAGGCAGGAGATTCTCTTTGGGCAATTTGTCAAAAGCAATTAGGAAATGGTTCACTATATAAGAAAGTATATGAACTAAATAAATCAATGATGGATAAAGCTAACAAGGGTAAAAAAGTACCTAAATATACCATCTATAAAGGGCAGGTGTTAAAACTTGGCTGATGATTTAGTTCTTGCAAATGATAGAGATATAAGGTTAGTTATCGCACACTGGGAAGATTTCTATGAGCCAGTTGTCCTTGATAACATAACATGGGAAATAGAAAGAAGAGGTTCACCTTCTAAGTTAGAGTTTACAATAGTCATGGATGATATACTACAATTCTGTGAAGGTAACTCTGTAAGGCTGTATTATAAAGGAATAGGTATATTTTATGGATATATATTTCAGAAGAAAAGAGATAAAGAAAATCACATTAAAATTGTTGCTTACGACCAGTTAAGATATTTTAAAAATAAAGATACTTACGTATATAGTAATAAAACTGCAAGTGAACTTGTAAAAATGTTAGCTAAAGATTTTAATTTAAAATACAATGTCATAGAAGACACTAAGTATAAAATATCTAGAGTTGAAGAAAATAAAACACTCTTTGATATGATTTTAACTGCACTTGATGATACTCTAAGAGAGAAAAAGGAAATGTATGTACTCTATGATGATTTTGGAAGATTAACATTAAAGAATGTTGCTTCTATGAAACTTGATACTGTTATGAATAATGATGTAATAGAAGATTTTGACTATAATTCATCAATAGATAGTGATACTTATACAAAAATCAAACTTGTAAGAGATAATGAGGAAACAAGCAAAAGGGATGTGTATATTGCTCAAGATTCAGCTCACATGAGAAGTTGGGGAATACTTCAAATGTTTGAGACAGTAGACAAAAATATGAGTGAAGCAGAGATAAAACAAAAATGTGATATACTTCTAAAACTATATAATAAGAAAACTAAGTCATTAAGTTTAAAAAATGTACTTGGTGATATTAGAGTGAGAGCAGGTTGTTTAGTACCTGTTTTTTTAGATTTAGGAGATATTGAATTGCAAAATTATATGTTAGTTGAGAAAGTAAAACATACATTTGAAAATAATTCACATTTCATGGATTTGACCTTGGTTGATGGAGACGAATTTGCTTCTTATTCTTCATCTTCATATAGTAGTGGAAATACAAATAATAAAGATGAAAAGAAAAATGGTCCTGCACAAAGTACTACAAGTAAAGAAG